GTGTTCAGTTATCTAATAGTGATATGGTTCGGGCTATCTTTAATAACCTGTGGTTCCTTCACTTTCTTTTTCTTAGGAGTAGTCTTCTCTGTTTTTATAGGAGTTAATTCCTTAACCTTCTGCTCCTCCTGGGACTGGTCCACTGGGGAGTCCGTTGGCTGCTGCCCCGAGATCGGGGACGGTGTTAGGGATACTTCCTGCTGCTCCGTCTTCGGAGTTTCCTGAGAATTGGGGGCCATAAGGTGAACCTGGTTTAGTGTAGTTGTCTGCAACTTTAGCCATAGCTGATGACTTCATTGCTTCCATCATCTGCTGTTCTTGCTGTTGCTGTTGCTGTTGAGCTTGTGCAGCAGCGGCTTCTTGTTGTAGTTGCTGACTTGTTTTAACTAAGTTTGTCGTATCTATTGAAGCACTAGCTGCCAATCTTCGCAGTGCTTCTTCGTAGTTCACATACTGTTGTGCTATTTCTGGTCCTAATACTTGCTGAGTAATAGTTAAGAACTCAGTTAATTTATTCAGATCATCACCTCTACCTATACCTTCTAATCCTGTTACAGCTTTAGGCATAACCAAAGGTTCACCTGTCTCTTGACTATTAGGGAACTCAGGTAACTTGCCTTTCTTTTGTAACATATAAATAATCCTGCGTACCAATGGTAGCTGTAGTTCTTGAGTAAGTATGGAATAGAAACCACCGATAGATGCTTCAAGTTCTTGTGCCATATAACGGATCTCTTCTGCTGTAACCCTTTCTCCTGGTCGTTGGATAGCTGAGTTAAGTAAGAAAGCAAACTGCAATCTACCTTCAATACGATCAATAGTTGTGTTAGCTATTTGTAGATCGGCTTGCTTCTGTGCCTGAATGACAGTCACATCTGCTGCGTTCCCCTGGACGATAGCCCCATTCGCTGCTGACGACAGGGTTTTAGGTCGGGTCGTACCGTTTGGATTGACAAGGAATAAGATCTTACTTGCTGCTGCTGCTGCTTCGATCACTGCTTGATACAGAGATTCAAGTGCAGTCAAGTCGCCATAGTACTGCTCGGTATGTGAACGTCCATAGTCTTCGGAATCTAATTTTTCGTAACGCAATACGATCCAAGGACTGCAATCTTCTGGACACATGCCGTATGTATTAGGAATCTCTTTGCCTTTACATTCCTGATACCACCTAGTAATACCGTTCTCAATCTTTACACATGTATGTATCTTCTTTGTCTTCTTAACTGGTCCTGTCTTGTCATCTTCTTCTTTCTGGTCAGGAAGAAAGCCATCAGGTAATGCTTCAGGATATACTTCTTCTTCTATTATTATCTCGGTAACATGGCCCGATGGATCTCTAACGACACAGTAATCTTGTAAATGTATAACTCTTATTCCATCTGGTAATACATAGAGAAGAACATTACCTGTAACTAACAGTTGTCTAAAGGCTTGGTTCAATGAAGCTCTTGCACTCATTGTCTCAAGCATTGTCATACTGGCTTGCTCGACTTTGACTAACGCTGTGTCTAGTTCTGTCTTAATCTCTGGTCCTTGTTCTTCTATTCGTAAAGCAAGGCTGTCTATCTCTAACTTGAAGAATGGTGTGTTAGGAGGTAGCAGTGTTATTAATAATTTGTGAGCTAAATGTGCAATACCACGTGCACCTGTTGACTGCCAAGGTGTCTTAAGTTTTCCATGATCTCCTTGATTAGAGTCAGGACAGATAGATGGAATCGTTACCTTGCTACAGTCTCTACCTCTTTGAAGGAAAGGATCACGGTTAGTTTTTAACTGATCGTACCTACCAGCTAGGGTTGTACCCTTCTCTTTATCTCTAGCTCCTTTGCCTGGTGCTAGATCAATCTCGTTAATACTTAAGTCCATTTATGTAGGGATGTAGAGACTCTTAGCCGCATGTGCTGACGACTTGGTTGCTGTTGTTGCTTGCTTAACTGGTGGGTTTGTGTATTGTTTTTTGCCACCACCTTTAGCCCATCTCTTGGAATCTAGTGCTGGTGCTGCTACTCCTGCTGTCTTCTCTGGTGGTGGAGGTGGTGCAGCTTTTGCCGTTGCCTTTTGTTCTTGATATCTAGCTTGGTTGTCTGCTCTGCTTAATTCAAACTGTCGCTTTTGTTCTTCCATCTGCTCTTTCTGTAGAGCAAGGTTCTCTTGATGACGCTTCTCAGCAGCCTCCTTTGCTTCGTCATTGTTAGACCTGCCGCCACCACCACACATAGCTTTACTCTGTAGTTACTTAATAATACCTTGGTATTAGTCTTAGACTATTCCAAGTGTACTGACGTTACCTGTTGGTTTGTACTTGATAGTACTAAATCCTTTCCTTCCTGCACCTGAATACGCAGTTCTATCATCTCTTTTAACTAGCTTATCTGCTGCTGTTGTACTCTTATTATCTGTCTCTAAATTAATAATTGTATTACCACCACCACCTGCTCCACCACCAGTTCCTTCTTGAGTAGGAGGTACATAGTTAGAAGTCTTAGGCCCACCTGAAAGACCAGTCTGCCAGCCTTGACCCCAGTCTATGTTTACTGTGTCTCCTGCTGCTATACCAAGGTTACTGTCAGTTGTTGAATGATCTATACCACTAGGTGTATGTATGAGGTTGCCATCAGCACCAGTTTGAAACCATTTATTTTTTATATCAAAGTTACCAGCTTCAATAGCTAATTTTCCAGCAGGAGTTTCAGCCCAAGTTGCAAGGTTTAATTTATCAGCACCACCTGAAGTGAATTGTGTAGCGTCTACATTCTGAACACCAGTTGGGATAGTAAAAGGATTAGCACCACCACCACCTTGGAAGGCTCCATCTTTTTGGTAGTTAGCCATGTGGAAGTCATGGCCTGTTGTTGTTCCAGTCTGATCAAAGGCTATTGGTTCAATCCTGTATCCACCAGGCACGTTGTCATCTGGTACATAGTTCCATTGGTATGGAGTATCTGTTATTGGATTTCCATCGTCATCAGTTGCAACGATTTGATTGCCGTCATCATCTAGCTTGATGTTTCCATCATCATCTAACTCGTATTGAGTAGCAGTCTTGCTACCACCACCAAGACCAGTACCATCGGTGATTGCGTCTGGATGCATGTTTAAATATCTTTCTTCTGTTATCAAGTCACCGTCACCATCAACACCCATGTTTATTTCTAATGGGTTGCCATATCCTATTGTTCCAAACTTCTTATAGTTCTGGTGGCCTGTGTTAGCTGAGATGTCAGACGTTACCTTATCTGTTGCTGCTTTGTAAGCATCATCCCAACTCTTGCCTTGTGCTAAGTGGCTTTGTATATCTTGTGTCGTTTGATAACCCCACCACTCACTACCTTCTTGTCCAACAGTATTACCTTGCAACATTCCATAAGAATAATTCTGGTGATCTAAATAGTTTTCAAGGTTAGATGTTTGTAATTTATTAGACCAGTCCTCTGTTCTAACACCTAATGCAACATCATGGTCTTGATGTTCAAACCAATCAGGTACACCTGCTACTCCTTTAGCTTCTGAAGATCTAGCTACGTTTCTTCTTACTGCTGTGTCAGCTATCTTTGCTGCTTGATCTGCTGTTTTACCAGCAGCTATAGCATCAGCTTGTGCCTTGTCATATTCAGCAGACCAATAAGCTAAACCATCAGCACCAAAGTCTCTATTTAAAAGACCTTGACCTATGTTCTGTATTGCTGCTGACGTTGCCATCGTTACTCGATGTTGTTCTGCTCATTATATACAGACCTTAACATCCTTACCAATTCCACTTGACCACCGTACCTCCATATCTCTCTGTCGTTTGTATCTATTGATGGACATTTGTCAGGGTAGATCTCTTCTAGTTTTCTAATGAGTACCTCATCTATTGGAGGCCAGAGTTCTTCATCAATCATGTGGTGGGCGGCTCCCAAAGGGACACCTCTTGTTTGTGTAGATTGTACTCGCCATGTCTCAAGATTCTAGTGAGTCGTGCTGAAAGTAATGCTGATTTGTATGTAAGTTTCCTCTTCTCGTATGCACCTATTACCTTGTCCCACATATCAGAAAGAGTCTCGGAATCTCCCAAAATTTTTTCAGCAGTTTTAGGGCCGACTCCAACTAAACCAGGAATATTATCCGTTCGATCCCCTTGCAATACCTGCGACATCCAGTTTCTATCTGCCCTCTTTTCAGAAATGGTTTCAAGTTCTCCATTCCTCAGAAGAATGCAGGGTATGGTCTTCATATCTTTATCACCTGAAACTATGACACGGGTGGGGTGTACCTCCTCGGTTGCAAGTATGCCCATCACATCATCAGCTTCAAGATTGGGATAGACAGCGACATCGTGATACCTTCTCACTGCTTCAGCTACATCTTTAAATGCCAAGGGTTTACGCTTGCCTATTCGATTAGCTTTGTACTCGTTATACACCTCATGTCTAAAGGTGGGATAGTCAGAGAAACACATAATGATCTTGCCTCTATCACCAGTGATGGACTGGTATTCTTCTAGCTTCATAGCTACATAGTCCAACGCATCACGTTCATCTGATACAAGTACGTGTTGATAGTCGTTGAACTTGAAGTCTTGCTCACTTGCACAGCAGGCAGAGTAAACAAGCATGTCGG